CTCGGAGGTTTGTCTCCTGTGATGTCGCCGATAGCGTGTCACCAAGTAAGGAGAAACAAAAATGGCAACGAAACAGAAAACGAGAAAACCGAATCAGCTTCCATTGGTGGAGCAGCCACGTCCACCAGCAGATCCTTGGACGATTCACGTTCAATCAAAGTTGGTGGAATTGGAGGCAGTCAAGGCGGCCAGTGATAGGAAGTGGGGAGAAAATCGACTGATTACTTTAGTAGACAGTGATGTCAGAGAGAAATTCTGGGTGCAGAACAGTCGAGTTCACCAGTTCATCGTGGCAAAGGATCAGATTAAGTTTGATTCTGCGGTGGCGGGAATGATCAGGGCGTTTGGCGTGTTGGACAGCAAGGCAACCGAAGCAGGGTTCCAGCCAGCGGGGAAAGATATTCCGAGAATCGAGTGGGAGATGGATAACGGTCAGGTCATGGTGGTGGTCAGGACCATCAGCGAGGCACTGGCAATCCAGACATCAAGAACAGATCTGCGGGATGAGCACATCTGGAGCATGGAAGAGCTGGAGGTCTTCATGGTCGAGCCAATCGTTCAAGAGGTGATCAAGATCAAAGCGATGATCCCAACAGCACAAGTCACCAAGTTCAGCTCAACCAAGCTGGGTGGCGAAACAGGATTTGATGACTTTGAAAATGACCTGACATTCAGCGACAATGAGCCTACCGAGTTCAAGTTCAACTCAAAAGCAGCAGAGAGGTTCAAACATGGAACAAATTAAGCGTTTGGCGGCTTTAATCCGCGAGAAGGTGCTGGCGGTTGTCCAGCGCGTTAAAACGGCTGTAAAGGGGGATTGAGCGTGCCAGGAAGACCAAAGTTCAGACAAGACATGGCAATGCTTGAGCAGTTGCCAGACGACATGATCGTCAGCATGTTTGAGGATGGCCGGTCACAGACACAGATCTGCTACGAGCTTGGTATCGGGCGCAGAGCGCTAGAGCAATGGATGGAGGATGCCGATCCCCATATAATTGCGCGTGCGCGCGCGAAAGCCGCCGATAAGCTCGCGGTGGAGACTATGGACATCGCGGACAGCATGGCCGACAGCAATCCGCAGCGCGACGTCCAGCGCATCCGCACTCGGCAATGGCTGGCCGAAAGGTGGGATCAGAAAACTTATGGCCTACAAAAGCAGGCGCAAGTGACGATCAACATGCAGGACCTGCGCATCGATGCACTGCGCCACGTCGAGGTCATCGACGACTTATCCACAAGGGAAAAGGCATGATGTTCATCGCGGCCTGTGGACAACTGGCGTTTGCCGAGGTTGCTCATGTATAACCTGTGCGTAACACCTTGCGTGGTTAACATAATGGACATCGTATAAAGCCGACAAATGCGCACAAATACACAAAGGCCAATCGAATCAACGACTTACGCGCATCTGCGCCGCAGAAGTTGTCCACATACGCCGAAGGTACTCACCAGCTGGCGCGGCGGCTCGACCCCCCCCATCGCTCGGCGCGGCGGGGGCGGCTGATGGTGCACCCTAAGAGACAGCGAAACCCATGACCCACCCCCCTACCCCCACTACGCAAGCCGCCAAGCCGCCCAAAAAAAAATTGGCCGCAGCACCCGATAACCCATTTGTGGAATTCGTCAAGCTCTACAAGAACAACCCTGTGCTCTTTGTCCGAGAGGTGTTGAACACTGAGCCTGATGGCTGGCAGATCGAGTTCCTAAATCACATCGCGGCAGGCAACCGCCGCATAAGCGTACGTTCAGGCCATGGCGTTGGGAAATCCACGGCGTCAGCCTGGGCGATGCTCTGGTATCTTTTCTTACGGTTCCCTGTCAAGATTGTGGTGACGGCTCCCACCAGCAGCCAGCTTTATGACGCCTTGTTCGCGGAGGTTAAGAGATGGGTGAAGGTGTTGCCGCCGATGTTGCAGGACCAATTGGAGGTCAAGCAGGACCGCATTGAGATGAAGAGCGCCAACAATGAGGCGTTTATCTCTGCCAGGACATCCAGAGCCGAGCAGCCCGAAGCCTTACAGGGGGTGCACAGTGACAACGTGATGTTGGTGGCTGACGAGGCCAGCGGTATACCTGAGCAGGTCTTTGAGGCCGCCGCTGGCTCGATGTCTGGGCACGCCGCCGTGACCCTCCTCCTCGGAAACCCTGTGCGCAGCTCGGGATTTTTCTTTGACACGCACAACCGTCTGACGGCTGACTGGATCACGATGAAGGTGTCCTGCGCCGACTCGCCGAGGGTCAGCGAAGCCTACATTGAGGAGATGAAGGCGCGTTACGGCGAGGAGAGTAACGCCTACCGCATTCGCGTCCTTGGTGAGTTTCCAAGAAGTGACGACGACACCGTGATCCCCATGGAGTTGCTTGAATTGGCGACACAGCGGGACGTGGAGGCGAGTAAGCACGCACCTCTTGTGTGGGGTTTGGATGTGGCGCGGTTTGGCTCTGACCGGTCTGCTCTGTGCAAGCGGCAGGGTAATGCGGTGGTGGAGCCGATCAAGACGTGGAAGAACTTGGATCTGATGCAGCTCACAGGTGCAGTCGTGGCCGAGTATGAGATCCTGATGCCGTCCCAGCGGCCACAAGAGATTCTGGTGGACTCGATTGGTTTGGGCGCCGGAGTGGTTGATCGGTTGAAAGAGTTGGGGTTACCTGCTCGCGGCATCAACGTGGCCGAGTCACCGGCCATGGGCGGGACGTATAGGAATTTGAAGGCTGAGCTGTGGCACAAGGCCAAGGCGTGGCTTGAGCAGCGTGACTGTCGGATGCCTAAAGATGAGGCGTTGATTGCTGAATTGGCGGCTGTGCGTTATTCGTTCACATCCAACGGCAAGATCCAGATCGAGGGCAAGGATGAATTGAAGAAGCGCGGGATGTCGAGTCCTGACCGAGCTGATGCTTTTTGTTTGACGTTTGCCTCTGATGCTGTGATTGGGATGTATGGCTCGGCTGCCTCGACCAAGTGGAATCAGCCACTGCGCAGAAACTTGCCACGGGTTGCATAATTCGTTAATTCTTTAAGGGGTGATTCAAATGAAGATGACAAAGGCACAAAAGAAAGTTGGCTCTGTGATGTCTGAGTACAAGGCTGGCAAGCTGCACTCTGGCAAGGGCGGCAAGGTTGTGAAGAATCCCAAGCAGGCCATTGCCATTGCGATGTCTGAGGCCAAGATGCCCATGCGCGGTGCTCGCACTGCCAAGAACATGAAGACAAAGGGGATGCGTTAATGGCTACTTTAAAGCGCACCATGGATCAAGCCATGGACAAAGACGAGGGTTATGAGGGCGGCGATGAGGGCGAGAGCTGTCCCATGGCGACTCAAGACATCACGTTGAATCTGAAGAATCGCGGCAAGGCGATTGATTCTGCCGACTATGGGCCTGAGAATCCAAAGCTGCCCAATAAGCAGTATTGGATGAAGATGGCGAAAGAGTGGCAGGTGTCTGAGGATGACGCCAAGATGAGCTTGTGCGGGAACTGCGCGGCGTTCAATCAGGAAGAGTCGATGCTTGAGTGCATTGCTGAGGGCATTGGCGACGAGGGCGACCCTTGGGCCATGATTGACGCTGGCGACTTGGGTTATTGCGAGATCTTTGACTTTAAGTGCGCGTCCAGCCGTACTTGTTCGGCTTGGGTCGTGAAGGAAGAGGGCGAAGATGATGAGCCTAAGTCTTTGCTGACCATCAAGATTGGGGTCAAAGGTGAAAAGTAAGCCTGGACTTTATTCAAACATCCAAGCCAAGAGGGCGCGTATCGCGGCTGGCTCTGGTGAGAAGATGAATAAGCCTGGCACGAAGGCGGCGCCCAGTGCTGCTGACTTCAGGGCGGCGGCCAAGACGGCCAAGAAGCCAAAGAAGTCGGCCAAGTGATTGCACCCATTTGCATTTCAACAGTCAACGGCAAAGGTTTGCGGGTGATGCTCACAAGCATTGCCGAGTACTGTCCCGAAGTGCCTGTCTATTTGCGCGGACCCGAGTCCATTATTGGCGGCTATGACGCTGATCTGAAGATCTTTGGCACGCCGCGCAATTTCGGTGAGGACTACAACGACGTCATGGACCGCGCCTTTGCTGACGGCTTTGACTCTGTTGTTTGCGCCAATGACGATATTGTCTTGACGCCAACCAGCTACAAGCATTTGCTGGAGGATGTGGCGCAGTTGAAGGCCGAGACTGGTGAGCCTGTTGGCTGGGTGGCGGCAAGATGTGACGCTGCGCGGCCTGTGCAAAATGTGCGAAGCAATCCCTTTGACCAGAAGTTGCACTACTTCAAGTACCCATATGAAGACGCCATTGTCCCCATGG